ACCAAACACTTGAATGTCGCCATAAAACCTCCGAACGGCAAATTGGGGGCGCAAGCCCCCAATTTTTACGCCAGTGAACGTACTACGACCAAACGAAGCGTGGCTGAAGCCAAATTGACTTCGGCGCCTGTCTCGTTTTGGAAACGAATGCTGACAACATTAGCTGCGCTGACGTAAGCGGTCACGATCAGACCGGCCACATCAACGGCCAGTGAAGCCGACAGCACCATGTCACCGAGTGCTACGCCGGGGACAGCCACGGTATCGGTGTCACCTGCGCCATCAGCCAAAGTATCAGCATCCAGCGTTGCGCGAACCAAGAAAGTGTTGGTATAGAGGCCACGGAACTGGTCATTGCCAGCTCGGACCACAACGGAAGTTGCATTTGCCATGAAGTTCTCCTAATTAGGTTGAAAATCCCCGGCCGAAGCCGGGGAGTTTAATTAGGCTGGAACAGCCAGAGCGAAGGCAGACGACGAGGTTGCAGCACCCACAGTCGCGGCAGTACGCATGGCTTTGACGCCATACAGCATGTCGGAGGTGAAGAGTGTGCCCAGGTATTCCTGCTTGTACTGGGTCTGCGAACGAACGCCCATCTGCTCAACCAGAACCATCGACTCTTTGTGGCCCATCAGGCAGATACGGTCAGCGGCCGAGTTACCAGCACCGAAGTCGGCGTTGGAAGTCACGAACACAGGGATACCGTAGAGGTTGCCGATTTCGCCGTTACGGATGGCGTTGCCGTCACCCACGAACGCCTGCTCGGTGTAGCGAGCCAGACCCATCAAGGTATTGCGGCTTGATGGAGGGATGACGAAGAAACGGCCGTCCATTGGGGTGTCGTTGTCGTCCAGACGCTGGATGGTGCGACGGATCGCCACGTCGGTCAGAGCGGCAGCGTTCGAGGTCGAGCTGTTGTACGCAGTCGTGCCGTCCGAACCAATGTAAGCCTTGGTGCTGGAAGCCGAAGTTGCGTAGTCGTCGGTGCCGACGGTTGCGCCATTGAAAGCACGGCCGAGCTGGATCAGGTCGGTATCAACCTGCTTGGACAGCGCGTAGCCAGCGTCGTTGGTGTAGAACTGACGCAGCGAGTTCAGAGCTTGAGCTTCGACGATGTCTTCGATCAGGCGGCTGTACTCGTAGTGCTTGTTGATCAGGATTTGAACTTCAGACTCAGTTGCAGCGATCAGCGTGACAGCGTTGGTCGCTGTTTTGGCCGAGGCGCTACCACGGGTTGGGGCTGGAACGTGAACGGTGTCACCTTTCTTGCCCTTGAAGTTCATCTTCATAACAACGTTGGCCAGAACCAGGTTCTTTTTGTAGGCCGCAACAATTTCATCACTCCAAATCTCTGGAATAAAGGTTGCTGCTGTTGTCGTTGTTACGCTATTTGCGGGATTAAATGCTGTTGCCATGTCTAACTCCTAAAGGTCAAAAGTAAATTTATTTGACCCGTCCCTCTGCGTAGGCCGTCATAATTTCGTCTGACAGCGCATCGTAGCGAGCTGGGTCGGTCATTTTCAGCCGAATAAGGTCAGCTCTGCGATAGACACGTTTCGAGCTCTCACCCGTCCCACCTGCGTCCACCTGCACGGCTCTCATCGTCTGCTGGCGAGCTTCCTTACCGGACTGCTCCACCTGCTTTTGCTTGATGCCACGCAACTGTTTGTAGGTACTCAGCAACTCATTAGCCGCGTCGAAGTCAAACTTCGCATCCGCTCTGGTGTAGAGCTCGAGTCGTACCTGAGACGACTTAATCCATGTCTCAAAGTCCTTGTCGGCACTGATTTCCATGAAATCAGGGTGCTCTTGCGCCAGGCGCTGCTGGGTTTGCATCCGTTGGAACTCGATACCCGCTTGACGGGCAGCGATAACGTCCGGATGTGACTCAACGGTCTTTTGAATCGCCTTTTGGGGATTCTCAAAAAAGTCTACTTCAGGCTCTACCTGTTCAACAGGTTGCGATTTTGACGAGAGATTCTGCTTGATCAGCTCATCGGCTAGTTTCCGCACTTCCCCGACTTCCTGCGCCTGGCGACCAATGACCTTTTCGGCCTCTTGGTGCATCTTGACAACATCCTCAATCGACTTCCCGCGATAGCGGTCGGGCAATTCAGGTATCTCTGGCGCTGCGTACTCGGGTAGTTTTGCTTCCTCTGCCTCTAACTCACTAGGCATCTCTGGTTCTTTATCAATCAACATGTCGAAGTTCCTTTTCCTGCCATCTTTTGGTTCTCAGGATTAAACATGAACAGGGCATTTCTGCTTATCTGTTCGCCTTCTGCTCGGATTTTAGCTTGTCTCGGTGCTTTTTATCAAACTTTGCGTGAGCCGTTGGAAACGCTCCCGACCACCCTTCCAATTTAAACGCCGGTGCAGATATTGTGCGGCTGGCCGTCTTGCCGCAATTGCAACGAACTACTTTGTCTTCGTATTCGACAAATCGTTCGATGCGCTCTCCGCTTTCGCAGAGAAATTCAAAGATCTTTCTCATTGAGTGCCTCGTATGCCTCTTCGCTGACCTGTTTCAAGGTTTTCAGCCAATTTAAGATAGATAACTCACCCTTCTTAAATTGTAAATCCTTTTCGTCCTGGATGGTGGCTACATTGTTCAAGGACGTTATCATTAAGTCAATATCTTCCAGCAGATCGCGCCAGCCTTGATGGGTCATCATGGCAAATCGATCTTCGTAATAGCGTTGCAGTTCGGGCGTCATGGTGCCGTCTCGTCAGCAGGTTCCGGTGTGTTGCCCTCCTCAAGCCACGCAAGATATGCCTGATAGTCGGTGTTGGCTGGATCGAATGGGATAAATGCGTTGTCTGACAAACGCTGAATCATGTAACCATCTTTTGTTAATTTATACACTTATAACTCCGCTGATGCTGACCATTGAAATTGAACACAACCCAAGCTACCTGTTACGGAAGATGTTGCGTTATATGCAAAAAATGACCTGTCATTAGCCACATTAGGCGTACAAGAATTTGTAGCAAGGTCTGTTCCAGCCATATTTGCTAAAGTGTTTGCAGTTCCATTAGGTGACCAAGTATTGACAGTTGGTGCAGTTCTTTTGGTTACCATAAAGGTTGTATTAGGTAATTTATCTCCACTACCAACAATATTTCCAGTTCCAATATATAAAGTTTGACCTGTATTTCCTGTACCGCTTGAACCTATGGATGTGCCTTGTTGATAAGATTTTTCAAGGTATCGCTGACATAACTGCAACTCCGTACCATACGGCCTGTAGTCAAAGCTGGTTGCTGTGCTGCCTTTTTCGAGTTGTACGCCGGTGACGTAGAAGGTTGCGCCGTTGGTTCCGACTACGCTGACAGTACCAGTTGGCTGAACAATGTTTGCTGCCGCCCAAGCACCGGATGTACCGCTAAATGTAGAACCTGTGCCAAGACCAAAATTTAAAAGAATACCTGCACCGTTTGTGGTCAACCATGTTCCAGTTGTATCACCGGGAATAGTGATTGTTTCTAACTCCCATGTGTTTGCAGCGGTTATGGTGTATGAAAATGGATAAGAGCGAGTGCCGCCATTATTTTTCAAAACTCCGCCAAACGTGCCAGTAAGACTGGATCGAACCCAGAAGGACAATGTTACCGTTGCTGCGTTAGCCGTACCCCAAGCCAAATCTGCAATATTTAAACCTTCAACAGTTTGCTGTATTGAAAAATAATCTCCAGCAAGAACGCTATAAGTGGACGATGAAGTCACACCCAAATAATTTATAAAACCTGCGGGTGGAGTTACTGACGCAGCATTTTGTTGTATTGTGTATTTAGAGGATTGAGACGCTACAGACTGCCACCTATCCAACGTATAAAGATTTGATGTAGTCGCAGTTACACTCGCCCCAGCATTCCTCTGGTCGATCACCATAGCCCCGTTGATGATGCGGTTCTTAAAGCCAAATCCTGTCGCAGCCGTAGTCTGAGTGCTGGCATCGTTGAACGTAAGACCGTTAGTGCCGTTAATGGTAACGCTCATTTAAATCCCCAATGCAGCTTTGATCTCGTCTGGTGTCGTTGCTGCGTTAATACTTGTCTGGATAGCTGCGTACTTCTCACGGATAACCTGACGCTGTGCTTCTGCACCGTCTACTGCACCGGGTATCTGCTTGGCGATAGCCTCGTCAAATGGCTTAAATTCTTCAGCTCTAGCAGCACGACGAATGTCATGCCCAATAGTTTTAGCTTTAGTAATGTTGATCTTAATCATTTGAATACTCCCAAGCGCCACGGAATGTTCTGTCTGATGGAATATCTGCTACGTCTACGATCTTGTAAGGCTTGCCAGAAGGTACGTCCTTGGCTGCAATTTCTTCAATCGTTAGACCGCACTCAGCAGGTACTATGATTGCTACGCCTTCGTCTGTTGGGTAAATTATGCGTGAGTTCATGGTTGTCCTTTAACGGAAAACAGAGATAGAAATTGTGTTCTGGTCTGTTGCAGCACCGTTAGTTGTTTTGATGTTATAGATTCTCAATGCGCTTGCGGTCTTTGTTGGATTATCCCAATTTAACAAAGGAACGCACAAAATGTTTGCGTTAGTTGTATTAGATCCATTGCCAAAGAAACTATAGTTTGCGTCAGGCATTGCCGTAGTAAAGTTGACAGTATAGTCACCAGTAGCATTATCAGTAATACTCGTTACGTTTCCGCTTGCTGTAATAGCTACCGTACCTGTTCCGTTAAAGTTCACCCAAGCCCTAGCTGCATACAGTGGTGCTGAACCACTCGGCTCTGGCAATGATGCAGTACCAAATGTCTGCGCTCCTGAAAACGTCTTATTTGATAGCGTTTGAGTAGCATCAGTGCCGACTACCGTAGTTGTCGAATCTGGCAGCGTCAAAGTTCGATTAGAAGCCGTACTAGGCTCCTGTAAAAGTACGCTACCACCACCAGATGAATTTAGTTTCAATGACATAGTTAACCAATCATCAAAGCATTACGGAAGGTTTTGTTATTCATTGGTAACCTTTAGCGGAAGATAGATACATTTACTGTTGACGCATCAATAACGCCTGTCGATACATACGCAGACTGAACTCTTACTTGTGTCGTTGACCGTAAGATGGTTCCGTACAGTCCTGCACCAGTTGTAAGCCATACATAAGAAGAACTGCCAGTGGCATCATTAGCTGAACCAGCTACAGAGTAATTAGCATCAGACATTGCTGTCGTAAAATTAAGTGTATAGTCACCAGTGCCATTATCTGTAATGCTTGATACGTTACCGCTGGCTCTGATAGCTATTGTTCCAGTACCATTAAAGTTGACCCAAGCTCTAGCACCATAAATAGGAGCAGATCCACTCTGAGCGCCATCTAACTTAGCCGCAGTAATGTTTGCATCAGCAATATCAGCAGCCGTTATCGTTCCGTCAGGCAATCCACCTACGGATAAACCTGTAATCGTGCCGCTACC